ACCAAATTTATTACTACTAGTAGGAATGTGTTGAACTAAAACCTCACCATCTCTATATAAAGTTTCAACAAACAGCTTTTGTGCATCTAAAAATGACATTCTGCCATTTGCAACACAAATACCTTTTTTACACCATTGTTTCCAGGCAGCTTCAATTTGTTGATTTGCACCTATATCTAAAGTTCCATTTGTGTCTCTAGCTTTTGAACTAATTCTTATACCAGACTTACCAACTACATTAGAGATCATCAAGTTTAGATATCTAGCAACATATGCATCATTTCTAGCTAATTCTCTAGCTCTAGCTCTCAATATTCTGATATTGGGTTGTATTTCTGAATCAGCAGAAGCAGAAGTTGATGAAAAGTCCGAAAACAAACGCCCAACATTAGCGCCCTGGTATGTTCTTTTGTTTAGTTTTATCTGTGTATCTTTTTTTCGTCTATTAATTATGTTGCTATACCATGCCATTAGAATTTTACTCCAATAGTATTACCAGAAACATTATGATTTTTTAATCTTGATAATTTGACTTCTTGCAAATACTCAGACTTATACCTGTTTCTGAATGTAAGCAATTCATCTACTGACATTCTTGATAAAGATCTGCCAGCTATAGACATACTGCTTTGGTCAATTGTGGCTCTGCCTTCAATAACAGCTTCTAAGCTATCAAGCACTTTTTTAGCATGTGATCTTAAATCTGCATTTGTATCAGCTAAATTAGGTAAAATTGTTATTTTGCCCTCACCAACTTGCACTCTGCTACTATCAGACGTTCTAGTTATGTATGCACCCCATATATAATCATGCGGACTATAATTATCAGTAGTTGTTGATGGGACTTCTATGTAATAAATTCCATCAGCCTCTACAGCATTAATGGTAAATTGATGTGAACCACCGCCACCAGAGTCACAATGGAATCTATAGCTTAAAGAATAAGAGCTAGTAGGATAATCTGTGGCAAGATCCTCTCTTTTCCATGCCCAATAATCACCAACGACTAAATCGTTTGGCTCTTTTGTTACATAATTAGATCTATTAAATATGTTGCTCAAGCAAAAAACCTCTTAAAATTATTAGATATATCTATTATTTAAGTTATGAGCCAAATAAAAAAAGTCAACACTACAGGTATGATATTTATAAATCCTTCCAACTATTAACAAAATTACCCTTTTGCCTTGTTCTTTGTCTTATTAATGGGTTTTTATCATCTTTTGGTGTGGCAACAGGCTGACCAGGCATAGCATTTAACTCTAAAGAGTCCCAATTTGGGTTTAAAATATAAATAGCAGCAAAGCAATACACTAAACAGTCTAAAGTTTCATTTCTAGGCCTTATTTGTTTCCATATTAATGTTTTTCTACCTCTTACAAACCTTGCCACCCTTTTTTCTGCTGTTAGCTGTGCAAAATAATCCTCATCTACAGAACTTGGAAAATAAAGCATAGATTTATCTGGATCTGCTTTTAAACGCGCAAAAATTGCTTCTTTTGCCGTATCTGTACCAATACTATATAAAACTGCCTTATTTTTACCAACATAACTTGGCTTACTTGCAATTGGCTTACCAGCAACACTTGAACCTTTAATTGCAAATATTCTCCTGGCTTGCCTTGGTTTGGTAAATTGATAAACCTGGTTTGTAGATAAACCCCCACTATCAATGCAGGTGCAAGATATGGGCATAACCCTGCCAGAATCTGTTTTAAACCTAGATTTTAAAAACTCATCAACTTCAGACCAAACAACTGCTGCATTTGGATCTCCCCAAAATATAAGATGATCTATTACATAGGCACAATAATCTCTACCAAATCCTGTTAAAGTAATTTCAATTCTATCTTTTTGCGTATCACACCCTGCAACAATAACCAAAACCTTTTCTGGTATTGATCTATGGTCATAATTTAACCTTCTATCTAATAAATCTTCATGCTCTACTGTGTCACCCTCTTCAGTCCAACTTTCACCAAGAGCAGTATTTACAAATGTTTTTAGTGTTTCTGGATTCTTTTTAGCTTCTAAAAAATTAAAAGCCATTTCTGACCAAGTTGACCAAACTGAATAAAGCTCTGATATATGAAAGCCTGCTGTCTTATTGCTTTGCTTTGTAGCTATCCACTTACCATTACTAATCATCCATTGTTTTTTTGATTCATCAATTAATGCACCACAATCACCACATGCATAACATGCTGTTTCTGGCTTGTCCTCATCCCATATAACATTACTCCATTTCAAAACCTGCATACTATTGCACTCAGGGCATGGGACGTTGTAAAACCTTTGATCTGATTCCTCAAATGCAGATTCTATAGCTGATATACCTTTGATAGTTGGTGTGCTACACATAAAGATTTTGCGATTAAAAAAGGTTTTTGTTCTGGCTGTTGCTAATGCTATTGGCGAACCTTCACCTTTTACATTATGTTCAAATCTGTCTATTTCATCTAGCAATAAAACACGAATCGGTCTACTAGCCAAACCTGCGGCAGATCCAGAAGATGATATGGTTATATGACCGCCCGGGAACTTTTTATGCATAGTAGTATTGCCTGAATCTCTACTTTTAGCATCTGACACTTTTTCTCTTAAAGTATTGCTATCCCTAATCATAGCTGCAAGCCTGTCTTTGCTAAAAGCCTGTCCCATGGTTAGATTTGGCTGCACTACCATAACTGGTGAACTGTCCTGGTCAATATAATAACCAATAGCATTTAATAAGATTTCAGTCTTACCAACCTGTGAACTAGTCATAACTACTATACGTTCAATATCTACCTGGTTAAAACTATCCATGATTTCACGTTGGTATTCACAACGAGATGTATGCCAAGATCCACTCTCAGCAGATGATTCTGGTGATAGTTTTCTGTAGCTATCCGCCCACTCGCTAATCGTTAGTTTCGGTGGTGGTTTTAGTGTTTGCATTGTGCTGTTCAGCACGTTCTGCATATTCTTTAGGTATTCCATTGCTTTCTGCTAGTTCATTTAAAGTTTCGTAAATTTGTTTGTTAATAATTTGCTCTATATCTTGATATGTTTTTGCACCTAAAACTAAATGAGATATTTTAGATGCTAACCCTAATAGTTTTACCCTTATAACAGCAGCCAACTCAGTCCAGGTATCTTCAACCAATTTAGCTGGTATTAATTCGCCTTCTAGCTCTGATACTTTTAATTCTGCTGCATCTGCTTGGGCTTTAGTTAGTCTCGTTTTTTCCTCAGTAATATCACCAGTTCCATTTTTTTTATTAAAACCACCAAGTTTCCGCAAATATACAATGTATTCAATTCTGCAAGTGTCAATATCGTTACTGCTTAATATCTCATCTCTTCTAAGTTCTGAGACTCTTTTTGGACTCATGTTCAAATGTTCAGATATCTGTTTTTGTGTTGCCATAAAAAAAAGAAATTACCTTAATGCAAATAGTCTGTGACTAAGAAAATAACGGGTCGCGAATAACCCATACTGGCTATGCTTGAAAGAACCTATCACTTAGCTGTACGAAGGGCTTGACGAAGAGCCTTTTCAAATTGTCGTTTAAAACCACCTCTACCAAAGACTACCTGGTTAGCAGTCTCATAAAATGGGAACAAGGGCTTGTATTTAGCATACTTTGTAAACAATGCTATCTGCCTTATTCGTGGTGTGTCTGTGTCTCTGGCATACCTCTCCCAAATGCCCTGGGATGCACCTGAAAACCTTTGACCTTTTGGCTTACCAAAGAAAAACTTTGCACGCTGCGCTTTCATTTTATTGATGGCGCCCTTCCTAAAGTTGCCTGCTTGGGTAGTCTTGCCTGTGAAGTTGCCTTGCCTTACCACTGCGATAGCCACATTGTCTGGTGTGCGGTTACCACCGCTGACCTCATACTGCATATATGAAGCTCTACTCTTCTTACCATCATTATTGATATACAGTTCAGCTGTTAGGTTTTTCTTTGTTGACTTCACAACAACAAAGCCAGTCTTGGTAAACTTGGTAGCATTATCAAACACTCTATCAACCTTTTTCTTTTCAGCCTTTTGCATGCCAAATATAACTCTGTTCATTGCTACTGAAGCTGCAAATGGTATTTGTTTCTTTTGTATTATGTTTAGGTTTTTGGTTACCTCTTTTATATTAGTCTGTATGTCTAGTTGCATCATTCCTCCAGGTTGATTTAGCCTTAAACCTTAACCCTATCTCAGCAGCTTTTCTGCGAACTGTAGACGGGCTACAGCCAAAAGACATAGCTGCATCGTGTGAAGATTTGCCCTGCTTAATCATTTTCTTTAATTTATCTTTATCTATTTCCATATTGATAATTATAAACTTTTGTAATGGTCAATTAACTTATTTACAAAGAAAACACATTTCTCAAGGTCTTGTATGTTGGAATTTTTAAATTTATGCCTGTGCAAATACTTAATAGCAGACGCTTCTAAGTAAGCGGGAAACTCAGACCCTAGCTGTTGTTTTATATAGCTTAAACATTCCACAGATCCCTTTCTGTAATGTTCTGGTGCGTTTATTAAATCTTTACTCATTATTTTCTCCTTTTAAATAATTTATTTGCTTGTTTTTGAAATGACCACTCTAAAAATCTATCAAACCAGCTACTTTTCTGCTTCTTGCCAAAAATAGAATCCCAGTTTGCATCTATCTTCTTTTTATCTTCAGAACGTCTGCCCGAGCCTTTGCCTCCATGCCATTTAGTCATGTGTAACTCACCCTTTTAAAACTTATATCTATGTTTTGCTGTTTAAATGTTTCCTTTGCTTCTAAGTAGTCTGGATGCATAAATCTAAACAACTCTTCTATACTAAATAGCACCACATCCTTATCTTTTGCATGTAGCTGTTTTAATTTAGGCAATTCACACTCCAGGTCACAGACAATAGCTATTTTGTTGTTTTTGTATTTGTAGCATCTATATTTAGATTCAAGTTCTGCATATCCATTGTCTTTAGCTTTTTTAATTAACGCTGTATAGGCTCTATACATCATTTCAATCATTTGCATTTTTTCTTTCGGGCTTGCATTTATCAAAGAATCATCAAACAGCATTTGCGCTTTGCAAAACTTTATCTCTAGCTGCACATCTACACATTTAAATAATCTTTTCTTACCACCCCATTTTGTATTTATAGAAGTTTCATAATTTCTATAATCTTTTAATTGTTTTGCTAATGTTTCTTTTAAATAATTTTTCATGGGTTTGAAACTTATAAATTTGTATTAAATAATTTTGAGTTGATAATCATTTGTAGTTTGTTTTGCAATTCTTTTTTTAGCTATTTTTATATATTCATTACTAAGCTCACACAAAATAGAATTTCTTTTATGATTAGTTGCAACAATTCCTGTTGTACCACTACCACTAAATGGATCTAAAACTGTACCGCCCTCTGGACATCCAGCCAATACACATGGTTCTATCAAGTCCATTGGAAATGTTGCAAAATGTGCATCTTTAAATGGTTTGGTGCTAACTTTCCACACAGATCTTTTATTTTTCTTTTTTGTACCTTTAAATTTATGCAAGTTGTCCCTAGATCCATTTACTCCATCAACTGGTTTTATTTTATTTGGTGAATTTGCAACGCCTTCCGTTATACAATCTTCTTTAATGGCTTCATTGTCATAATAATATTTTGGGTTTTTAGATAGCAAAAATATATATTCATGTGATTTAGTGCATCTATCTTTTACACTTTCAGGCATTGGGTTAGGTTTATGCCAAATAATATCTTGTCTTAAATACCAACCATCCTGTTGTAGTGCTAGTGCTACTCTCCAAGGTACACCAAGCAAGTTTTTTGGTTTCAAACCAATGTTTTTTATCATATTAGTGTGATTTGAAATATTTCCATATTTTTTTTGCATTTCTTGTGATCTATTAGAATGACCTTTATCTTTATTAGTATTAAAACCTTTTCCATTTATGGCATTGTAGCTATCGCCTAAATTTAACCACAAAGTTCCATCAGATCTTAATACCCTTTTTACCTCTTTAAATACATTTACTAAATTATTAATAAATTCATCTATTGTATTTTCTAATCCAAATTGTCCATCTACACCATAGTCTCTTAAACCAAAATATGGAGGACTTGTTATACAAGTGTTAATAGACTCGTCTTCTATTTTTTTTAATGTTTCTAAACAATTTCCTTTATATATTGTAATTTTATTCATTTAATTTTTTCTGATCATTTACAGGGAACAGGGATATACCTTATAGGTATATATCCCTTCCCTCCCTGGTAATAGTTGATTTATCCCTAAAACTTCCCTCATTATTCCCTCAAACTTCCCTCTAACTTCCCTCATTTAAACTTTGGCGCTAACTTATGATATTGAGCTGACTGATAACCAAGCTCATCAAATTGCACCACCTCTTCAAGTTCTACTAATTTTTTAAGTAATTTTTTAACACTATCTACTGATAATATATTTCCATCTGAATCTCTAACCTTGTCTTTTAAATCTTTTGGCCAA